TCCTGCAGGGTGATCACGCCCAATTCCTTCACGCGGCGGATCAGGTATTTCTTGTGGTCGCCGAAAGTGACGGTCTTGGCATTGAGCGCGATGGTGGCCATATCGTTGTTGATCCAATATGGATAGCCATTGATGCGGTCCGGCTCGCCGGCCGCCATGCTCTGTTTCCAGAGCGGATGGCCGAATTTATCGAGCAGCCGTTTGATGACGCGCAGCGTCTGATCGTGGAACATGTAGGACGCACCCGCCCGGTAGGACGGATCGACGGTATGCTCGAGGTCGGTCAAATCCTGAGAACCGATCGAGGTACCGCCGGTTTCAACGCCGCCATCGTTGCCGCTGGCGCCGGCTGCCAGTAGAGCGGTGCCATAAGCGACGCCCGCGCTGGCAAGCTGGGCTGCTGCGCAGTTGGCGACGACCGCGGTGATCAATCCAGTGGGTTCAACCGGGTTCGCGGAATTGCCGTTGCCCAGGGTGAACTTGGTATTGAGGATGCGGCCGAGGCGGATAGCGAACTTCTTCCGCAGGTAAGGCCCGATTGCGAAGGCCGAGTCCTGCAGCAATTCGATCGACACTTTGACCATCTTCGTGCTGAATTTCTCGGCGCCGAAGATGATGTTGCCCAGCGTCACGTCGTTCTCTGCGACCTGCTGACCTTCCCCGACCAGCTGGCCGGTATTGGTCGTGTCATTGTCGGTCGGATAGGGCAGGGGTTGGCCGGTTGCGGTGTCCATGATCTCGGAGGATTCGAGCATGGAACCGTACCATTTCATCGCCTCTTCGACTTCATAGACGAAGCCGCGGGGTACGAAATAGCCGCCCAGGGTATTGGTGCCGATGCCCATGTCGCGGCGTTCCTTGTCCGAAATCTTGTATTGGCCGCCGCCAACGCAGATCGCTCGGAACTCTTCGTTCTGTCCCAGGATGATGGCGCGGTCTTCTGCCGGGCAAAGGCCGGAATCGCCCTGGCGCAAAGCGATGGAATAGTTGCGGAAAGCCTCCCAGTACCGCTCTTCCATTTCCTCGATCACGTTGCGCACATTGTCGCCAACCTTTTCGAGCGCATAGTTGCGGACTGTCAATTCGCCGCGGCCGTCTCGCAAAACAGCGACGCCGTGACGCTTCAGGGACCGGTTGTATGCCCCGATCAAGGACATTTTGTCGTTGCCCTTGGGGTTGATGGGATCTTCGCGTCGGCCGCTGGGGTCGACTGCATTCATGCGGGTTTCCCGGTTCAGGTCGGTTTGAAGCGCATCGCGCTGCGCGGTCAATGTGTCGATATCGTCTAGTACCTTGTCGATCTCGACTTTCGCCGCTGCGATATCTTCCTTCGTTTTGGCGTCACGAAGCTTGATGCGTTTGGGCTGGAGCTCGCCTTCATTCAGCCGGGCGATTTTGTCATTGAGCGCCCGAATCTCGACCAGGCTGCCAAGCATGACCGGGAGATGGTGCCCTCCGAAGAAGTGGGTGGACTGCGTGTGCGCCATGGCGAACGCACTCAGGCCGGCAAAAGCCACTACCGGCAGGATGAACGAAAACAAGCGGAAAGAAATCACGGAAAGCTGCAGGGTCCCGCCGAATGTTTCGTGATATCGGCGAATGGACCGGCGTTCCCGCATTTTCAATTTTGGTTTCACGGAATTCTCCTAAATTGATTTTGTTGCGGACCTACACACACCAACGCGAGGCCTCCGGCCGCGTGTCGTGCGTTGGCCCTCCTCCGCGCTTCGGCTATCACGCCGAGCCGCATCCGGCACGCAGGAAAGGGCGAAACTTGTTGTGGAATCAGGCGACGATCTTGATGCCGTGGCGGCGCATGCGCTCGTCCACTTCGGCTTCGGCTTTCTGGCGATCGAGGCCAGCGTCTTCGGCCGGAGGGGTCTTGGCCCGGCTATGATCGCAATTCTCTTCGTCGCCGCAATCGACCATGTGGTCGGAGCATCCGCTGCAATCGTTATCGCGGGCGCAGGCCACGCAACGGCAGTCGCATTCTTTGTCTTCCTTCTTTGCCCGGTCCATGAGCTTGCTGCGGATCTCCGCCGGCAATTCCTGCGCCCATGGGGCGGACCGCAGTTCCGCGCTTAAATGCGCGTGCGCCCTGGCGCCGACGGTCGTTCCGGTGTAGGCGGGATAGGTGACGGGACCGACGTCGAACAGATCGAGGTCCTCGATCTCGCGGAGATAGAGTGTGAAACCATCATCCTCTTGCTCCGTCCAGGTCTGTTTCCGGACCGTAAAGGCGAAGCTGCAACCGGTGACGTCGCCGCGATCCACGAAGCAGTGAACGTCCTGGGCGACGCGCGTGCGGGAGTCGAGGTCGTTTTCGAACTGGAGACCTTTATCGTCCTGCTTCATCGTCAGGGTATTGTTGGCCGTGCGGCCGAGCACATTGTCGGCGTCGTGATTGAAAAGGCAACGGACGTCCTGATTTTCCTCGAGCGCGCGCGTGAAGGCGCCAGGCTTGATCCGCTCAACCATCCGAAACGACTTCGACTCATAGAGCACATAGTCTTCGCCAAATACCGCGGCGTAACCTTCGATCGCGGGCGTCGCATTGTCTCCGCTGCCCTTTTTCTTGGCCCGGATTTCGGCGCCTTTTACAAAACGACGTTCGTGAATCATGAGTGCACCTCGGTAATTTGTTTCGCGCGGCGCGTGGCGACCTCGCGATAAATCTCAACTGTCAGGGCCCGGATGGCGCGAGCGAGCTCGCGATCGGATATCTCGGCGGAGTGGCCATTGGCCGACGCCCATTGCTCCCGCCGCGATCGTTCGTGCATGCCTTGGAGGTAATCGGCGAGGAACTTCGAGTTTTCGAGCGCGTCAGGGCTCGCGTCGGCACCGAATTGCTTGGCCGCAAATTGCTCGACGTCCTCGCCGATCGTCATCAGGACCGGCATAAAAGCCCGCCTGAATGCTGGTATATCCACCTCAGAGCGGACGGAAATCCGGCCGAAAGCATCGCGGAATAGGCGCGAATAGGAGCGTGAAAGCCGCGAAATGAGGACATCCGCGCGTTTCTTTTTTCCCTTTTTGGCAGGCGTCTTTTCCTGATCATCATCATTGGCATCGTTTTCGCCCTGGTTTTGAGCTTCCTCGGCCGAAGGCAGCGCGGGATTCGCCATGATCTGGTCCATGGGCGCCATATTGATCTGCATCCACGTCGCATCCGCCGCGGGATCATCAAGCGGATTGAGCTGCAGCCACTCACGCGCATCGTTCTGCGACATGACGCCCCACTGGATCATTGCCTGGATGAATTGGCGCAAATCGTTCGCCGCCGGCATGACGATCGGCCGGGTATCGAAGAGAACGCCCCAATAGCGGCCGGCATGGCGCCCGACGTTGGGCGTGGGAAAGAGCTTCCGCTTTAGCTCCTGTTCCCAGGCCTTAAGCCAGGGGCGCAGGGTAAAGGTCACGAACTCGAGCGCAATTTGCTCTGTATTGGCGCGGTTCTGTTTCCCGCTATCGGCAACCATGTGAGGCGGAACGCGAAAAACGCGGCAGATTTCGGCGACCTGGAACTCGCGGGTTTCGAGGAATTGCCCCTCATTGGGCTTGGTGGACGTCGGGGTGTATTTGACGCCGCCGTCAAGAATTAGCGGCCGCTGCGAATTCTCGCCGCCCCAGGACTCCTGATATTCCTGCTTCCATTTCGCCAGATCTTCGGGCGCCAGCGTTCCGGGCATTTCAAAGACCCCATAGCCCAGGGCGCCATTGGCGAAGAATTTGCCTCCGAATTTCTCGGTCGCCAGGGCCACACCCACGGCATTGCGGGCGAGCTGGATAACGTCCTGGCCGACGCGGCCATCGAGCGCCAGGCCCGGAATATGAATCATGTCCTCGGGCGCGATCGCGCGCTGGGACCTATATCCCTGGGGGTCGGGCGTCGGCGATTCCGGGTCGATGCTTTCCGTCTCCATGCCCTCGGTCGTCAAATAGACCATCTGGCCGGGCTGAATGGTCAGGGGTATTCCGTCCGAAGTGTTTGTCTTGATCGGATCGATCGCACGATGAAGCTTGATGCGCGCGGGATTGCGCGGCCAGATGGCAATGACCTTTCCCGATCGGTCGCGCTGGATCTCGGCGAACAGATTTCCCCAGAGCAAGGCGTGGGCCTGTAGCGTGTTGCGGAAGGTATAGCTCGACATTTCCGGGTTCGGTTCGATTTCGAGCATTTCGAAGTAATCGTGCTCGTGCGCGATCCGGCGCGCGACGCGGCCGTCGCCATGGGTCACGCGCTCGAATATTTTGGCGTCCAGCATGGCAAAGCCGTTCGAGATCAATTGAACGCAGGCATATACCGTCGTCGATTGCAGGGCCGACATCTGCGAGACGCGGATGCCGGAGTCCGTGCGGCCGCCGTTGAAAATGTCGAGAAGCCACTCAGACGGGAACGAAAGCGGGGTCTGGGGATTTTCGAGCGAGGTGCGGGTTTCCGAAATCAGGCCCATTGATTAACCTCGAGAACGTTGCGGCGCGGACCGCAATCCTTTCAGGAATCCGCTGGCCAGCTCGAGCACCGGCGGAAGCAGGCAGAAGGCGCCGGCGGCGATGAGACCATAGCTCACGCGAATCATTCCCAGGCCGGCGGCAATGAAAATCGAGCCGGCATAATAGAGAATGTCGCTGCGTTTGTCCTTGCGCTCGATGGCGCGAATCATCTTCTCGCGCTCGGGCGCCGAAATCGGAGTAGGGGCAGGTTGACTCATAAGCGGTGAACGCTCGGCCGGCTGGCGGCAGGATTCGCAGCGGCGCGGCCGCGGGCCATAATCGCCGCCACGGCGCCGTCAATCTTCCGCGGCGAGCTCGGATTATCGGGCTTGTGGCAGGCGAGATTTCCTTTGCCATCGGATACGACGACCAGGTTGTCGACCATGAAGGTGAGCACCGGATTCATGCCGTGGGCGAATTCCTTGCCCATGATCGATCGGTGAAACTCTTTGATCGGATAGGTCATCGAGACGGTTCCCTGACGGTGCTCGACCATGTTGATTCCAAACTTTTGCAGATTTTGAACGATCTCCGTGGCGTATTGCGGGTCGTAGGCGAGCTCCTCGATGCGAAAGGTTCGACTCAGGAGCTGGATATCTTCGCGGACGGTCGTGTAATCGGTGACGTTTCCGGGCGTCAATTTCAGGAACCCATTGCGGACCCAGTCTTCATAGCCGTAGCGTTCCTTGAGCACCTTATGGTGATCGACGTGTTGTGGAGCCCATGACCACAAAAGCAGGACCGGGAATTCGAGGCCGGTTTGCTTGGGGAAAAATAAGGCGAGGCAGGTGAAATCGTTCACCACGCCCAGGTCGAGGCCGCCGAAGCATCTGCGGCTGCGCAGGGCGGTCAGCTTGCTTTGGAACCAGTTCAGCGGGTCGCCGGCGTGGGCATCATTCGGCTCCCAGGCGCATGCGCGCCAGGAATCGGGAGCGATGAAGCGCTCGACCGATTGTGTCCAGACGCAAAAATTGAGGCGCATGACCAGGTTCATCTGGCCGGCCTTGGTCAGGGCCGTGTGGACCTGCGTGCGCAAATATTCGCGGGTGATGATCTGATCGAGCGCTGGATTCACTTTGATCCATACATCCTCATCGAGCCAGTTGTCGCAATCATCGCAGCTGGGCTGTTCTTTGCCCTGGCTCCGGCAGGAAGCGCAGGTATCGAGCTGGCAGACATAGGCGAATAGCGTGTCGCTCTCGACCAGGCCTTCGAGGACGCGGCGGGAATATTCGTGGTCTTCCCAGCAAATCGTTTCCCGATCGTGGCCAGAGTTCGTGATCTTGAATACAAGCGGCTGTTTGCGTTGCTTGAATCCGGCGACCAGCTTGCCCACGACCTGCGGGTCCTTGTGCTCATGCTCTTCGTCGACGATCACCAGGTGGGGCCGCGGGCCGTCCAGGGAGTCGCGGTCCGCCGCGATCGGCCGCATGAAGGAGGAGCCGAAACTCAGGTTGCCGCTGGTGAATTTATTAGTGCATCCGTACTTTTTGACTTTTTTCCGCAATGCCGGCGAGCCGTCGCGGATGGCCACAGCGTCCTTGAAACAAATCGCGGCCTGGTCCTTGGTGGGCGCGACGATATAGACCTCGGCGTCGGGTTCGTCATCCGAGGTGAATCCATAGGTCGCGATGCCGGCGGCGAGGGGCGTCTTGCGGTTTCCCTTGGCCTCTTCGATATACGCCTCGCGAAAGCGGCGCGAGCCGTCCGCGTTTTTCCAGCCGTAAAGGTTGGCGACGATGAATTGCTCATAGGGCAGGAGCGGCTTCTTGAGGAATGCGACGTCCCGGAAAAAAAGAATAATCGCGACCGCGCTTCCCTGATCAAAGCTGAGGCCGCGCTTGTGCCCATCGCGCAGGTCGTTGAGAAAGCGTTCGACGGCAAGGAACACCAGCCGGCCGACAGGCACATTCCCCGTTATTACATCGAGGACGTAGCGGGCGACCGTGGGAATTCTAGTGCACGACGTCGCTAGAAGTTTTTGCGCGTCGGACGTTTTCCAATGGGTCTGATGGTGGATCATTCGGGTCTACTCGTAGAGCTGCCCGGAAAGCCGGGCCCAGGCCAAAGACGGCGAGATAGGCGCGGACATGCCTGGCGGCGTCCGATCGCATCCGGTAAAGAGGGTTTGCGACCACCGCGATGACTTCGCCTGCTTCATTTTTTCTCGGGACCAGCCGGCCGGTATTGGCGATATCTTCGGTGAGCTGCCGTTCCTCGGCGAGGAAGCGGCAAAGCTGAGTCAGCGCCAGGACGTCCGACTCTTTCATGACCTGCATCTGGCTCACGATCGGGAATATCTCGTCCCAGAATTCCCGCTCGATCGCGGTCAGCCTTTTCGGCGCCTGCGCCGATGCCGGCGGTGCTTCGGGCTCGCGCTCATTGATGCTGCGCTTGCCGGCATTGCCTTCGGCCCTTCGTACCGCGGCCGATTTCCTGTTATGGCCGCCCGAACCTTTCCCGCCCATGGCGTCAGGCTGCGAGCTGCGGCTTCAGACCCATCTGGCTCATACGATCGAGGGTCACGGC